CCTGGGTTGAATCTAACAAAATGTTCTAATCGAGGACACTGCATAAATCTTTTGATCTCTGTATAACTTCTTTGTATACTTGTGGATAACGATGCTTTACTGTTTGCACTATCTGTTTAAACGTAACAGTTTTATTTAATAGTTCACCAACCAACACCTGATCTAGTTTATAATAAAACTGTATCTTAGGATTATCCGAATTAATCAGAGGATCTTTTTCTGCTGACTTGTTCTCGTGATACTTGGTCACATCGCTGAGTTTACTTACATGATTAATCTTGATTTTGGCAGTAGTAAACCGTTGCAAGTTCATAATCCAAAAAAACTGTGGTGCATAGTGATTATTTAAAAAAAGATAATTGTGAATAAAGTGTGCTGTTGTTTCTAGTTCACATCCTTCTAGTAACATTTCATCCATGAACTTTTGAGCTCCAGACTCAAATCGTCCTATAGGGTCGCGAACAAATACCTCCACCACAGTGAGGTTCTTTATTTCATCTAAGGTTAACGTTCTAAACCTGGATTTGTGTAAACTTGTTGATCCGTTTTTGTGTATAGGAAAAACAAACCGTTGTGGGGCAACTTCTAATACCTCACAACGGTCCGGGAAAAGAATGTTATCAATTTGAGATAACATTTAACACAAGTTCCTTTTGATTACTTGGAACGATTTCTAATCATTGCTAGTATATCTTCAGCACGTTTGCTGGAGTCACTAGCAGGTGCTTCTGCTGTTACAGGTTCGGCAGCAGTAGCGGGTGCGGCCTCAACAACTGGAGCGGGTGTAGCAGTCTCCGCACTAGGCGTAGGTTGTGCTACAGAAGGTGATGAGTCTGCGCTCTGTGTTGCTGGTGCCGTGTTTGTTACCATCATTCCTGCTGGTCTATAATACTGACCCCAACGCTCTGCATCATATGCTTCGCCGTCGACGCTGGCTTCAAACATTTCTTTGATTACTTTAAGCTCAACTTCTCCAGGTTGTTTCGGTAAGAAGTCTGACAGATTGTACAAACCATGTGTGTCAATAGCCGCTTGTTCGTCTGCTGTTAGTGCTGACTCACGTCTACTCCACTTGCTGGTGCTATAGTCTGCATAGCCACCTTTGCTGGTTTTTGTAACTGTAAAATCTAGTCCTGCTGTTGTGTCAGTTGGAAGGTTTTCCAACTCTGGATCCATAAGTGCCGCTTTGATCAAATTAAAGATCTGTGGGCTAATAACAAATCTACGAATAGGATTGTCTGGAGCCTTGTCATCAGCAAGAGCATTTTCTCGCACAAAGCCTTGGAACAAGTAACTTTTCTTCTTCCAGTACTTACGACCCATGTCTTCCAAACTTGCATCTTTGAACCATCCACGCACTTCTGCTAGAATGGGGCATGCTTCTTTGTACATTTCTACACAGGGTACTTGTACAATCACAGGCTTGCTGTCTGCTTGACCTTTAACTCCAGCAAATGGAAGTCTGATCATCAAACGTTCTGCCCAAAAGAAGTCGTTGCTTGCGTTGCCGTCTGGTAGGAATCTAATTCTAGTGCTGGAACCTTCTGATATGTTCCAATGCGGATAAATGGCGTTGTCGCCTGGGGATCTTCCTCCGCCTGCACTGCGTGTGTCTTGCGCTTGTAGTTTTGCTCTAATTTCAGCCAATGATGTTGCCATAATATGTTTCTCCTTAATAAAATTGCCTTAATAAATGTGCCTAGATATAACATTGCACTGTGCAACATTATAACAGTATTATTTATCTTGTCAAAGAGAAATTTATTATTTTTTGTCCAAACCACTTAACCAACGAATCATGTCTAAATCATCTGCTGATTCTTTGGTAATAATGTCTCGAACTTGTTTGAGATTGTCTGAACTCTTTTTTCTTGCATCAAGTTCATCTTCTAACTCAGCAGTTTTAGGTCTGCTAGTGTCTAACTGTTTGGTTAGTCCGTGTATCTTATGGTCAATCTCTGTGCCCTGGAATTCATTCATTACTGGATCAGTATTACCAGCTGGCATTGTGGTATCACCGTAAGTGTCATTGTCTGGTTCTTGTGGGCGGGGTGCAGGAGCGGTTGTGTTTACTGCTTGTGATTGCAGTATTGCTTCAAGTTCTTCTGCTAGGTCTGGTTCACCGTTTTGGGCTAGCCAGGCAGCAATCATAGGCCTTGCATCTACATCTGGTCCTTGCTTGCTTAAATCTTGTAACTGAGCTGATAAATCATCGTTATCAACAAAACTAATACCTGCTATTGCGGCAATAGCATCCTGTCCGTCAACACCAACTGTGATTGGATCGTCGAATAGTTCCGTCAGCTTATCGGTTGCAGCCGGGCCAAATGTTTCTTCTGTAACGTCTGTAGCCCAATCTTCAAATTGACTTGTATATGCTCTATGAACATATGGCAATGCGTCATTAAGCCTATCGTCAAAAATCTTCTTAACAAAACGTTCACGCATTTCATCTATATCAACATTATCTTCTGGTTTGGCATAGTTTTCTGCCATTTGTAAAAGCAATGCGTGACCATTACGTCCTTTGAAGCTTTCTAAATTCTTTTTAACTTCTTGATAGCGACCTATTGCCGCTTCAACCATGCGTGTTGTTTCTGTGTCTTCAAATGTTCTGTTGTTCATGCTACGAGCAAAGTGTCGCATAGCACTCATTTCTTTAACCATTTCAGCAATAACTTCGCTACCATTATCGTTAATCTCTCCACCACGATTTAGGTGATTTGCTAATGCTCTGGCACCATGTAGGTTTTTGTGATCAAGTAAGAAACGTTCTCCTACTGGAGTTTCGATAAAAATCTTACTGATGTTTCTAGCACGGGCACCATGTTTGTCTGGATCTACTGATTCTACGTGCTTGATAATAATCTTGTGTTCACCTAGGTTTGCGTAACTGGTATGCTTGTCTCTATTGTCACCATACAACTTTGACTCACCTAGTTTTAAATCTTCAGTATCGTATGTATCATCGGTGGTACTTTGTTGTTTGAGTTGTTTTACATCCAAGTTACTGCGATTGATATCACGCACATCAAAGTTAAGTAGATTTCTTTTAGCAAACATTCTCAATTCTTTAAGGAACCCGTACCACTCTGCTTCTTGTGTTTCGCTTAGTGCTTCTGTAATGTTAGAACCAAAATACACTTTTAGGTTGTCCTCATCAATTAAACTGAGAGTAACATTACCGTAGTTCTCGCCATCTTTTCCTACATAGTCAAAATTGATAAATCTTGCACGTTCAGGATCACTGGTACGATTGGCCTTGTCATTTCCAAGACTCACATTGTCAAATTGAGCACGGATTTTTTCAAATAAAGAAGCTGATATTTTGTCTAGTTCACGCATTATATTATTTATGTTCAAATGGACCAAAGTATGTGTAACTGCTGAGACGCAGTTTACCCGGCTCTAATGTAGTAGGCACGCCATGGTATTGGTCGGGTCCATTTAACATGATGTATCCTGTATTAACTTTGTACGGGAAAGTGTAGCGTTCTGTTTTATCGGAATGATAAAACACTGTGCCATGTTCAGGGCCTGCATCATCTAATAGATATATCTGCATTGCTATTGGCAAATCACCATCTAAGTGTACAGCACATGTGTACGGAGAGTAGTCAAGCCAAATGCCACTATCAACTTCTTCATACACAAACTTAACTTTCAATGCCTCTGATATCAGTTCATGCTTGGTATTTAGATACGGATCCAATTGAGATATAACCGAACCTGGCTTTTTAATTAATTTTCTTCTAGGCCAATCAAGTTGTCCTTCTTGAAGTTCCCATTCATAACTCCAAAAATCTTCATCCTGAATCTTATTTATAATGTCAGCAGAGTAGATATCTTCTGCTAAGAATAGATTATGTTGCTTGTCAACAGGAGTAATCTTCATATCATTATAAAAGGCATCGGTGCTACAAAATCATCTACACCATCACGCATTGCACTATCTAGTTCACTATCGAAACTCTGCAATGCCTGTGTCATTCGTAACGCCAACAAACTGGCCATTACTAAATCATCACGCTCGCCCTGTTTTGCACTAAAACTAGAGCCATGTGCTACAAATGTTTTAAGTTCGCTAATTAAATTTTGACTGTGAATAGTCATCTTTTTACCTTCAATTAAACTCTTGAACTTTGCACACACTGTAATTTTACTTTTGTTGGTTGTAGTAAACCCTTTTCTGTGCAATCTTGACGATCCTGCAGTAACAGGTTGACTAAGGAATGTGCCTTTGATATTTTCTTCCCCTATTTCACCTATTACCACCAGTCCTGCTTCGCCTAGTGTATTGTTTTCTATGCTGTAGTAGATGTCAGTGGCTTTTCCTGTTAGTTCTGCAATATGATCACAGATTTCTCTAAGTATAACAATTTGTCGCTGTATAGGTGTTTTGTTGTGTTGCCACTCGCCGCACTGTATCATGGTGGGCAACTCGAATATTTGTATGGCCGCAGGGTCACCACCTGTGCCAAGACTCGGGTCTAATCCCACTACGTATGTTTTACCTTTTTCGGGCTTTTTGTACCAACGTACTTGGCCTTGTTTTTCTATAGGGTCTTTGCCCTCCATGTCGATTAGTGTGGTGCTGTTGATCAGTGTTTCATCGTATATTAAGAATTCACAGCCGTGTTCACGTCGGAAACGTTCTT